ACCTCGCCCAGCCTTGCCGCGCCGTGCCATGCCTGCCAAACCCTGCCTTACCTCACCCAGCCCTGCCGTGCCGTGCCATGCCTGCCAGACCATGCCAGACCTCGCCCAGCCTTGCCGCGCCGTGCCATGCCTGCCAAACCCTGCCTTACCTCACCCAGCCCTGCCGTGCCGTGCCATGCCTGCCAGACCATGCCAGACCTCGCCCAGCCTTGCCGCGCCGTGCCATGCCTGCCAAACCCTGCCTTACCTCACCCAGCCCTGCCGTGCCGTGCCATGCCTGCCAGACCATGCCAGACCTCACCGAGCCTCGCCCAGCCCTGCCGAGCCCGGCCAGACCTTGCTTGGCCAAGCCTGCCATACCTTGCCGCGCCAGACCTCGCCCAGCCTTGCCGCGCCGTGCCATGCCTGCCAAACCCTGTTCCACCGGGCCACACCTCGCCTCGCCCCGCCTGACCTAGCCATGCCTCGCCTGCCATGCCAGACCTTACCTCGCCCAGCCCTGCCTTGCCTCGCCATGCCATGCCCGGCCATGCCTGCCAAACCTCGCCACACCAAGCCCAGCCCAGCTGGACCGCACCTCGCCGGACCCTGCCGGAACCTGCCTGCCAAACCCTGCCGGGCCAAACCATGCCGCGCCCAGCCCGGCCACGCCCTGCCTCGCCTGCCAGACCTTGCCGAGCCTCGCCACGCCCCGCCGCGCAAAGCCAGGCCTTGCCTGGCCGTGCCTGCCAAGTCATTTCAAAAATGCCCGTCTGGGTGCTCACCTTGTTGGATCCCATTGACACCAATGAGAAATAATCCACAAGCCAGACGGGCATTAGTTCATTACTGTTGATCTGGCTTTGGTCCAAAATCGACCTTTGCCCTCTCAACAATAAATGTGCCTTCTTTTTCCCCTTTGTTTTTAAGGAATCCCAATTTCACCAAAGAAATAGGCCGCCCCATAAAGTCCGTTTTCTCAATTTCCTCCAGCAATTTGTAGGATCGACATGCACCAAAATTGCTGGTGTAAGTGACCACCAATGATCCACAATCCAACCTGGTGCCTGCTGGTATCTTTGGCGGCTTGGCAATTTGCTTGAAATAACTTGCGTTAACATCCTTTTGTTTTCGGTCTATGTAGTTCCAGCTCATTCCATGAACTCCTTAAAATGCTAGGTTTTCCTGTGAATCAAAAACAGTAATTTCCGCTGGTGCCATGTTCGCCAGGAATTTTAGCTGCATCGTAGTTGCACCTGTTTTTTTGCTGGTCCAAGGGCTGATTTTCCATCGTGCCGATGAACCGCCCAAATCCTGCAATGCCAATGGAAGCATCCTAGAAAATGGCCGCAATGGTGGAATCCAGGAAGCGGTATCAATTCCAAGGGTTGCGAGCTCCCCACCAAACCTTCCAACGGCATTTCCATCAGTCAACCAACTGGTATGTTCTAGGGTTTGCCTAGTGGCGCATGGTCCGGATTCAATCAACAGAATCCATTTAACAATGGTTGCCCCATTGTTGGCTTTCTCAAGGATCGCTGATCGGATTTGACCGCGGTATTCTCCCGCAACCAGATCATCGACTTTTACTGCGTTGCCAGTTGGAACAAATGTTTCATCCCAATATTCAAGTCCAAAATCATTCGACATGTGATTCCCCTTCATAATTCATTAGTTCATTTAGAATTGTCATTGCCTGCCTGTTGGTTAAATCCTTGCTGCTTTTCACTTGGAATTTAGCAAGAGTTTCATCTCTCCAATTTGGCGGTAGCTTTTCAGCAACTGCTTTGATTGCGGTTTGCAAGCGCCGCAATGTTTCCGTTGCGATTGGGTCGTTGTTTGGTTCTGGAATTTCAATTGGCTTGCTCTCAATTGCCAAAGGTGGGAAGGCTTGCGCACCAGGAATGCTAACCACTTCGGATTCATCAAGCATCCCTAGCCCACACAGGGAAAGGGTTAGCCGCCGTTTGGCTTTGGTTAAAGCCTTCATCCGCGCATTGGCCAGCTCTTCCCCTTGCGCCTTACCAATCGGTACCACACCAATTTCGGTATCAGTTCGCCCCGTTTTATCGGTGCCAGAAACCTGTGCCGTTATGACACCATCCGCGGCTGTGATGCTGTCGATCCTTATGGAAACTTGGTGAAGCTTTCGCAGTTGGTCTGTGCATCCACGCAAAGCATATAAAGTAAGTTTGCCATTTAAGACAATGTAGCCAAATGGTCTGGTTGTGGGCAGCAATCCAATTGCATCGCAAACCCGGTTGTAATACGCAACCCTTTCCCCTGGTGATAAGGTTTTCAAGTCGCCTTCGATAATCGCTGATTCTGCTTTTTCACTTATTGTTAATTCATTCATGATTCGCTCCTTTGGTGTTCATCACGCATGATGATGTAGTCCTGTCGCTCTGCCACTAGTCGCAGTTGGGCTTTTTTTCCCGTCACGCCAACAACCCGGATGTGGAGGATGTCACCTGTGCGACGATCCACAATTGTTATGCCTTCACCGATGTTGCGACTCAAGACCAAACCGCCCTGGCTGATAATTGCATCATGATTCATTGGCCACCTCATTTTCTCCCATTGAAGCCCAGCGGATTTCCCTCTCCTTTAATCTGGCTGTAAGCACATTGACACACTGCATTTGCAACCAGATTTCCTGTCGCTGAACCTGAATTTCGGTTTGCAATTCGGCAATTTTTTGCCTGCTGATACTGATCAGATCCCATGCACAGGCTAATTGCCTTCCCACAAAATCATCATTGATGGACATCGTGTAACCTCCATTCCCACAATCGGGATTAGGTGCCGCGGGATCGAACCGCGGAGAGCGCCAACCGCACACCCTGGTTAATCCTTAGGGTTCCAAAGGCCCTAGGATTTGGTCAAACCTGTCGGAATATTCGCCCCGATTCCAAATCCAATCATCTATGTGTTGGCCGATGTTTTCGGGATCATCCCCGCAGGGAATGCCCAAATCCTCAATCAGTTCCTGATTATAAATGATTGTTGAAAATGTGCTGTACCACCGCCACAGATCCACATAGTTTGCTTCTGGTCCCAAATAAGTTTGGTCCATAACACCGCAATCAATTGGCTTAATCTTCGTTCTAATAATGCGATACTTCATTGGATCATTCCTCTGTTTGTCTATCGGGAAATGGTGTGCATGATCTGGACTGTTCCAGGTCCGTTGCCATAAATCACGCTAACTGTGGTGCTGTGGTGGGCGCATCCAACACCCATACCACAGATCAAAAACAATGCAATGTATCGCATGATTTAAACGCTATAGTTCATGCGATTGACGATGTAGAAAGAACTCAATTCTTCAATTGAGGAACCATCCCGTTCCCAACTTTCGGCAAATGTAGATAGGGCATCAGCATCATCTTTTGCGCGGATTGTTTTTCTGTTGGTCCATCCATTGGCGAGAACAGTATAGCTAATCGTAAACAACATGTAATCGGACATTTCAAACCTCATTGTGTTCCTGGATCCCAACCAGATGGCCGGACCATCATGGGCCGGTAGGATCAATATCGGCTTTATTCTCCAAAATGTCCAGCGGAGTTTTATAAATTGGTTTGGAATTTCCCTAACTTCTTATTTTTCAACGGGATGTAGAAACGAAAAAACGGCACTCCAGGAATCTTTCCCAAAGTGCCGTCAACCCTTCCATGGATCATAGTGGTGAGACCATCCCGCCCACTATCCTGGTATTGATCCGGAAACAAGGCAAACCCGGACAAACCTAGGAAAGGGACTCAAGGATAATTTTTACAGCCAGTTTTAGCACAATGCCCAATGCGAGCGAGGGAAAGCCCACGGCCTCCTTTGGTCCCTGGTTACCCAACAATGCTTCAATTGCTTCCACAATTGCGCCATCGCTTGAATCCCCAATCCCTTGCTGAATCGGGAAGCCTTGCGCCAAGCCGTAGCCCAGAATGTTCCAAGCTGCGTGAACCCCCTTGCTTGAATCCACCTTTCCGCGGACCACATCAAGCAAAGTCATAAGCGCATCAGTCGACAGAGTAAGCGGATAATCTACCATTTGAATCTCCTTAGGTGTGTGAAGTCCAATCAAGTGATTTGTCAGGGCGCGCAGGGAAGCCATCGAAAGCCGAAAACGCCCACGAATCCCCATAGTTTAACATCCGGTCAATAATCCTTGCATCTGCCCAGAACCCTTCTGGCCCTGGATTCCCTGCACCTACGGGCCCTGTGTGTGAGGAAGCACCCCAACTGTTGTCCAGTCTGCCACCTTCACGGATTCCAGTTTGGTAACCACTCAAACACATGCAATGGGACCACGAACCATGAGCGCGGGAGAACCCTTCACCATCCCTCACCATTGCAAATCCCTGATCCGAACAAATGCTAATTCCAAATCCGGATGCCAGCGCACGCTTCGCCTGTTCCCAATTTGTGATCTTTGTGATGGCTTTAATCGGATGAAGCTGGGCGATGCTTTCAAGATTGGTGGGAACACCACTCTGGCCCCAGGTGCGGGACAAGGTAACGGAGTAGTGGGAGAGATCATAGGCTCCATGTTTTGCCCTCTCAATAATCCCGTAATCCTTGGCCCATTGGGCGGCCCAAGCGCCGACCGAGCCATCGCCACGGCCAAGGCGACCCTTGCCGATCTCGACCCGGGAACCGCCATAGATTGGCTCGGTGGCGACGGTGCGGAAATGCTCCGGCTCGCCCGCCGCGATCTCGGCGCACATGGTGTATTCGATCGCCCGGGCCGTGCCAAAGCTCACGCAGGTGCCGATATTGCCCTGGTTGCGGGGAGGCAACAGGTTGCCCGTAACCTTCTTCGCTGCGTCCCACAAAAACACATGATCAGGAAGTGGGCTTGAATCCTGTCCGGCTTCGGTGTCGCCAAAGGATGCGATTGGCTGGAGCGCAGCAATTGCCGCAACTGCTTTTGGATCATCGATCCATCCAGGGTAATCCGCTGGAGAATCAAATTGTTCACTCATGGATTAGATTCCCTTCAAGATGTTGATTAGTTTTTGGAGCAGAGATTTGGCCGCATTAACATCAAGAATGGCATCGGGATCTGTGCCGAGGGTGCTTTGTATTTCCTGTGCAATGCGATCCCGTAAGGGCCTTAAATCCGCCGGTTTGAGGGTTTGGGCTCTGGTCATGGAAAGCGCCAAATCCGCAACGGTCGTTGCCTTGTCGATGCCATCAAGGGCCGTTTGGTAGCTTTTTATCAAAGCTGTCAGTTTGGCTTTTTTATTTGTGTCCTGGTCTGCACCATAAATGGCTTTTAATCCATCGGCCAAATCATCACCAGGAGGAATAACCGGGTCCGCATCAGCCGCAGGAATGACCAGGTTAGCACTAGGTGATTTAATCAAAACAGAACCATCAGCCAGCACCGTAACCGTAACCTGTCCCTGAACAATCTTTGTTCCTTTGCCCGTAATTTCTATCTGTGGAGGGATGGCAAAAATAAGAAATGCCAGCGCAGATTGAATCATTGTTGATTATCCTTTTTCATGTCGCCTATTGCGTTGCTAATTTCATTGACTCTGTCGCCAATGACTTCCACTTTTTTATTTGTGGTTTCCACTTTTTCATCAATGTCGGCAGTAGTTGCTTTCAGAGTATGAATGTCTTGTCCTGCAACTGACAGGAAAGATTCCAGTGTTGCGATAAATCTTAATCCCGCATCACGAAAGGGAATAAGGAAATACCATGCACCAAAAATAATAATTGCAATTGGGAAGCCAACACTTTCGATAATGTGAACAATTTCTGACATGGTGGCTCCTTATTGTGGATCGGTTTCAATGATGGGTTTGAGGGCCATGGATGTCAAACAATCTTCCCATGTCCACGGCTCGCCCACTTTGGCTGCATCCGCTGGAAGGCTTGATGCTGCAAGAATCCCTTCAGGATTTGAGGCGCGCCAATAAGTAACACCAGGTGTGGTGTCCAATCCCATGGATTCCAGGCTTTGGCGGATTGGTTCCGTTACTACAAATGCTGAACCATAATGGGTTGCAGGAAGTCCACCAGATGAAGAATATTTGGAGGCATAATATTCGGGATGCGCCGGGTCGCGGGGCTGACCATCATCGCAGGGAAAGGCGATGTCAAGTGCCTGGATTGCTCCAGGCATAGACGCATTTTCAGCAATCACATAAACCTGGTGAATCCAAATGGTTGACATTAATAAACCCCCCATTTGGTGTTTAGATAGCCAAGCACATCTGCGGTGTTTTGCGCGGTCAAGGTCGCTTCGCCATAGATCAATTCGCACAAGTCGGCATTGAAAAAGCTGGAAACCCTGCGGCCTATTTGAAAGATTTGCGTTGTGGTATTTGGCGTTCCGGTTGGGGTGGAAATCGTCGGTGTGCTTGCGACACCGTTTTTGTTGAAAGACAAAATGGAGGAGGAAGCGGGCCGCGTCCAAACTTGCCCCAAAACATAATAACCAGCGGCAAAGGGGGAACTGGCGCTTAAGTCGGCATAGGGTCCGGCAAAGGCTATATCGCTGTAATATCCTGAAGGCCCAACATTAAAGCCAAAAAGTTCATTAGCGTCCGTGGTGCCGTGCTGAAATAACCCCAAATTGGATCCGGTTGATACCCGATGAACAGTAAAGGCCCACCTGGTCAGAGTCGCCAAACCGAAAGTAGCCGTCGCCAAAGAGTCGTTGACACCATCAAAGCGGACAACAGAAAGGCTATTTTTGATTGCCGTTTTGTATGCGGGTTTGTTCGTGCCGCTTGCCTGGGTCGCGTGCCTGGTATTTCCCGATTTGTCCTTCCATCCGCCGACAGGATCACCATCCGCGCTGACCAAAGTGGTTAAGCCGGAATCGGTGTAAAGCGTCGAGGCATCGGACGCATCCAGCCAAAGCAAAGGGGAAATGGAAAGCGGATTGAATCCACCGCCTCCATGGGCTTGCCATAATCCTAGGCCCAATCCAATCATGGACTTTTCTCCTAGGAAATTGCAACAATAAGTGTGGCTGTGGTGCTGGTAGAACGAACCCTGGAAACCCGCAAAGGAAGAAGAGTTCCCGCAGGAACACCAGAAAATAAGACGGTTGAACCATTTGCCATAATTACAGAAATATTCCCTGCACCGCCAATCCAAAGGGCGCGCGAAACATTGGTCAAGTCTGTGGAATCCGATGGTGTCACAGCTTCCGCAATGGATGCTGGTGATGTGGTCCCAACAATGTTTGTTACAAAATTGTCTGTTGCTGGCATGATTGGTTCCTCGTTTGGTAAATTATACTTGTTTTCTATTGGCTTTGTCTATTGCCGTTTTTTTACTGTGACAGGAAATGCAAAGGCTTTGGAGGTTGTTTGGATCAAGCCTGGCACCTCCATCATTTATTGGCTTTATGTGGTCTACTTGATTTGCGCCATTCCCGCAACTAGCGCAGAATGGGTCAGTTGCCAATTTCCATTTCCTGAGCTTTTGCCAAGTGTGGTCGTATCCCCTTTCCGATGTGGAAAGATCCCTAGGCGCTTCCCTGCGCTTAGGGACTGGATTCCTGTGGATGTTCCTACGCTGAACCATCCTTACGCATTGCCTGCGATTAGAATGCAATAGGTGACAGATGCGGCACCAGGGTTGTTAATTTTGAGGATGTCCGCGGTTCCTGCGGTGATGCTCCAACCCGATGCTCCAGGATGATAAAGTTCCAGGCTGTCGAAAATGTCAATGGTGCCTGCGGAACTTAGTGGACCAACAAATGGATTTGTTGCATTGCCCAGCACTAATTTGTTAGTGCCATTAGCGCTGGCGCTGATCAACGCTACCGCAATGTATTTGATCCCTGTAAATGTCAGGGTGTTTCCAAAGGGATCCAGGAGGGATCCAGCCAAATCCAGGTTATCTGCTGAACCCGCGGTAAGGGTTCGGTATGCCCTGTACCATTTGTTACATTGCCCAGCACCTGTGCCATCGGTAATGGTTCTGCTTAGTGCCGGGAAGGAATTGCTCCCACTTGTTACTGCATCCGTAGTAATGCAAATGGTGCTGTCATTAGTCAATGTCCCTTGAACATTCAGGGATCTGGTTAAGCTCAATGTCATGCTAAATCCTCCTGGTTAGAATTCTTCCCCAACGAATGTAAAGTCTAGTGTAGCACCTGTCGCTAATGGTGTGCGTAATTGTGCGCGGAAAGCATGGGCTGTGGTTGGCAAAAACAAATTGATAAATGTAAAGAATGCTTGCAAGGTGTCTGGACCACCAGGACAAATTGCGCTGCCAATTGTTCTGCTGTTGGTTCCATCAAATAATTTTAACACCAGAACTGTGCCAGCTGGTATTGGGTTTGTTGGTCCGGAGAATACGCGGATTTCCTTGATGCGTTTTCCCTGGGCATGACCAACAATCAGATCTGCACTTTCATTAGTTCCATTGGCACTTGTCATTTGTGCCACTTCTGCAACGCCACCTGTGGGCAGATAATCATTTGTGTTTGTAACTGCCATGATTTAAACTCCTGAGATTCCAGAACCAATGCCAGAACCAATGCCTGCTGTTAATGGTGGGTAACCGTTAATTGCATAAACCCAACCATTTGCATTAACAAAGCAAACATATTCTAAAAAGTTTCCAACCATATTAGTTAAATAAAAGCCATTATATTTAGTAACCATCCATCCTGGCATTTTTATTTGTGAAGCAATTCCAGGAGTAAAAACATTTGGTTCAGCCTGTACAAATTCATATCTTTGCCTTGATGAAATATATGCCAATTGACATCTTTCCGGAATTAAAACATCAAGCCCATTTATAGTAAGTCCGGTATCTATACATTTTACATTTAAATAAATATAATTTCCTAATGCTTCTGTCATAAGTGGTATTGAAACAAGATTGTCTGTTGATCTTGGCATCCACAATACTGCATTGTACATTCCTTTATTATATTGATAACGATAAATTTTATAGTAAGCATTTATTCCACGATCAAAAACATCTCCATCTCTTAAAACAATTCCTTGACCTGTAATTGTAACATCTGAATACATGGATGGTTTTGGAATAAGTGGTAATTGAACCAAATACAAACCGAGCGTTGTTAATGTAATTATGTTGGTTGTTATTATTTCCTGTGTCCAGGTTCCTGCGACACGCGCTTGATAGATGGTATTAGAATTAAGCATGCCTCCATTTTGATCCCGTATCCAAATTGGCATTTGAGGCACATAGGTGCCATCTTGTTTTTGTTCAACAATCTCGCCCTGTACCGCCATTGCTCCGGTGTAACCAACTGGCAATGTGGAATTGGTGCGTACCAATAAATCCTGGTTGCCATTTAATATAATTGGCGTTTCAATTTCTGGAATTATTCCACGCTGTTCCTCTGTCCATTTGGTCGATGAAACAATTCGTTTTGCCAGCGGATATGTAAATGTGGTTCCAGACATTTGATTAACTCCAAAGAATTCTCATGTCAAAATCTTCGTCTGGTTGATAGTCAAAATATTTTATATTTGATCCATCGGCATTAGGTTTAATATACCATCCTTCACCATCAAGAAAAACAGGTTCTCCCAATGGCTGACCTGTTCCAATTTGTTGGTTTCTATCTTGTGCTCCTGGTTCGTTTCTAGCTTTTTCGCCATCACGAATAATATGCACTTCAGGATTTGCGTAAGTTTTCCCGCGTCGTCCAGTTTCTGCAACTGGTACAATCCATCCTTTAAATAATTTCTTTTGAAAATCTATATGCGGTCCTACTTCTATTGTAAAATTTACTCTCCAATAAAATATGCCATTTTCAAATACTGGTTCAGCATCTAGGCTTACAAATTTTAAAGCGTAAGCAGGATAATAAATATTGCATATTGGGACAACAAGGGCGCGATCATTTATTTTTCCCAAATGTCCAAAGGCATTTCCAGGACAGATTGGGAAGTTACGACCAATGCTAATTCTGGTTGTTGGAACTGATCTTTGGGGGACTGGTAAAATTGGATCTTTAGCGCTGTTAATATATGCTGCCCCATTAGCATCCTGCCTGGTGCTTACTGATGTAGTCCCACCAGAGACCTTGATGTCAACTGGCCGCAATAATGGATTGTTTTGCCTTTGTTCTGGTGGTGTTCCTTGTTGTTGTCCGCCTGTGGCTCCGGCTGCTGCGCCTCCAGATGCTGAAGTTCCAACACCTCCAGAATCAAAATTGTTTGTGTAAGAAACACTTACAACATAATGGCAATTTGGCTCTTCACTATTTGCGGTTTCTCTAACTTCAATGTTTGAAACAAAACATGTGGCAATGTCAGGATGAATTGTTTTAATATAAATTCCAGCGGTATCGCTGAAACTAAGTGAAACTGCAACAGCACTTAACCTTGTTGTGCTGAAAACATCAAATGTCCTGGTAATGTTTCTAACAAGCTGGGCATCTACTGAATCTGTGCTGCTTTGTTGTTCTGTAATTGTAATTGCCATTGCCTATCCTCCCAACACATTTAATGCTGGTTTATTTTGCAAAACTGTTTTGATTGCATTTAAAACATTTACTTGAGCTTTATCAATTTCAATTTGTTGCAATATTGCCTGTTCAATGCGCATTTGAATGTCGCCGCCTTCTGCCTGCAATCTTGCTTTAACCAATGCTTCTTCTAGTCCAGATGAACCCATTGTAAGGAATCCACCGATGCGGCTTTGCACATCAATTCCTAAAGATCCCGCAATTCTATCCCTGGTTGCAATTGCCTTGCGTTCCTGTTCGTTTTGATTGTTTGCATTGTTAATGGCATTGCGAGCACCTTGAGCAATTCTGCCAATTTTTGCTTCTTCAATCTCTGCAAATTTGGCATTGCGTCTGGCTGCTTCTCCGCGTGCAATATCCTCCTGAAGAAATTTTCCCACGCCTCGAGGCAATACTCCGATAAATTCCCCAACTCCTGCTAACCCTCCTGCGACTACATTTTGCAATCCCATAATTTTACTTTTTGCATCTAACGCATTTAATATCCTAATAAAACTATTGGTAATTTGTACGGCAATTTTTGCGGCAACTTCAAATGCGGTAATTGTTGCATTGGCTCCGTCTTTAAATGCTTGACCCAAATCTTTAGGATTTATTTTTTGGTTTCCAAATTCACTTGCCAAACCTGTGAAAATTGCGCCAATAGCTGCAATGGAACCGCGGAACCATTCAAGCCCACTTTTGATGTTAAAAATACTATCAAGGCTATTTGCTATTTCTGAGAATGTGTCCTCTACTGTGTTTTGAAAATTGCTCATTATCCCTGTAAAGGAAAACTCATCTGGCGTTCCCATTCCAACAAATTGGGCCTGCCTTGCTTCTGTTGCCATGGCAGCACGAAATGGACTACCAAAAACAGCTTTAACTTTATTGCCAAACTCAAGTGCTTGATTAAGAACAGCCATGCTTTTAATTGAACCTGTGATTACATTGGAAACAGATTTGCCAATGAATCCACCACCAGTTCCAACCTTTTTTCCAATGTCAGCCGCTGCTGATGCGACACCACTAAAATAGGTTTTCAATCCTGAAGAAATGTTTTTGCCAAAGTTGTTAACTGATTTCGTTGCGTTCTTTAAGCCCTGATCCAATGGCGCGTTGTCTGTAGACAAAATGATTGTAGGGTTAGCAATTGCTGGTCCTGCCATTTGCGATCACCTTTGCCCTTTCAATCAATTGCTTTGCGGCTTCCGCAAAATTATTTGTTTGTGATTCTTCCTGTCCCCATTTGGGAAGGAAGTCTGTAATCTGCATTCGTGTTCTGCACCAGGGAGCCAATGCCGCGTGTTGTTGCATTGCGGACAGAACATCCAACCTGGCACCGCCCCAAGGCTCAATTGCCATTAGGGAACACCATTCAGCAAACTCTGAAGCATCCATGGTGGATTCAATTTCCGCCACGGTCTTTCCAAGGTATCCAGCCAGCGCAAATATTAGTCTGCGTTCTGGCTGGCTGCGGAGTTTTTTTCCAGATCCTTTTGGGCTTTGTTTGACAGTCCATTGAAATCGCTTGCAATGTCTGCCAATGCTTTGGATGCGTCAAATGGAATGTCAGCAATTTGTTCTGCTGTCATGCCTTTGCCATTTGCATCGCATAAAGCCAACTCCAGGATTCGCAAATAACCCTCGAGCCCTTCCAGACCCATAAGCGTTTTTGCTTCGCCCAAAGGAATTTTTTTAATGAATGCCTGCCCAATCAAACCTGGAATCTTTTCTGGCTCACCAGGTTTGTTTTCAACGGTCAGGATTCTGGTGAATTTCAAGCTCATTTTAAACCTTAGGAAATGGTAACGCTGTTAACCATGAACACAAATTCATAGGTTAATGGCTCATTGTTGTCAGCAATTGTTGGAATTGTTAAACCTTTAAAATAACCTGAGAATGCCGCGGTAGTAACCAAAGGCGATGTTGCCAATGAACCGGATGTGGTCAGGGTTAAGGTTGTTGCTGTACGCGCATTTAGTACGGTTTGGATTGCGGTAAATTCACTTTCGGTGTAGGTTGCCGTAACCGTAATATCGGAAAATGTTTTCTTACCTGGAACCTTAAGTTCTGCTGTTAAGGTGACTCCAGCAACAACAATATCTGCCAGGGTTTGAGACAGTCCAGATATATTAGTTGGGTTTAGAATTGTTACCGAGGATCCACCAGTAGCCTGATATGTTAGACTGGCTCCCTGCGGAATGATAATGTCGGTTGTTGCAATTGGCATTGTTCAATCTCCTGGTTAATGTGATTCTACTGTTCCCTTACCCAACCGCTAATATTTATTTCGCCCGTTTGATAAGGTGCATCCTCACCATCATTCAAGGCTTCAGCATCGGATTGAATGCCTGTAATCCTCAAACCTGCAATGATGGTCCCATGGGCTGTTGTTTGGTTTGGTTGCCCATTTATTACACCTAATACCGCGGATGCTACCGCAGCCACTTGAGTTGGTGTAATGGCTCGGACATGTAACACAAATTCTGCTGTGCTGATTGGTAAGGTTCTGGTTAAAGATGAAATGGGTGTGCTGTTAACCGTATAGGCTGCCGCAGGAAATGCGGATTCCTGTGGGATCATGTCAGGATGAATGCCACCAGGAAGGGCCGCGGAGACTGCCGCATCTGACAGGAGCAATGATCGCAGAGTTTTTGCAAATGCCAGGGACATTACCGCACACCTCGCATACCTGATGCGCTTGCATTGTATTTTCTGACTTGTTTCAAATAGCTTCTTTGTGCTGCTTTGTCAATTTCAATCCCCAAATTTTGGAGGATAATGGTTTTCATTTCACCAATAGATGATTTGTATGCGCGCTCAACAATTTTCTGCCCAGCTACTCTGGTGAATTTTTGCCCTGTGGATTTGATGAATGTAGCTGTTCTAAATGCTTTTCCTTTTGACAACTTTGCTTTGTCAATGTTTTTTTTGCTTATGTATTCCTCAAGTGTGCTGCCCTTCCACAGGATCCCTTTTTTAACAAACTTTTCATGGTTCCTGCCCTGAACCAATGGCACCCTAGCATGTGCATTGAATCCAAATTCCACCAAATGCGCGTAGTTACTTGGCTTGACAGTAACCGTTTTATTTCCCCTGACAATATCCTTTTTCAATTTTTTGGATGGACCAACAACGGCATAGGGTTCCCCTGCACCTTTTTTGGTGACACCTTTTTTTGTGGTGTAGGATCTGCGTAGCAAGCCAGTTCTGCCGTATGCTTTGCGTTGATTTTTTTTCTTCCGCGGTGCTTTGGGTGCAAGCTGTCTTGCTTTGGATGCAATAATCTTTCCGCCCTGGTATAGTGCGGATGCGATCCCTTTTTTGGTGTCCCGATCCGATGCGGTGTTAAGGAATTGCCTTACCGCAGTCATAATCTGTGTGCTAAATTCTGGTGTGTTGATCTTAATCATTGTGGGATTCCGCCTTCCATGGAAATAGCTTCCTGGCAGGTTAACCCTATTGCAATGTTTGTTTCATCCAGGTTTCTGACGCCCTGGATGTTAAGGATTCTGGAACCAAATAGGACGCGATGGTTTGGTTGCACATCTGTTCTGTGACGGATTAAAACTGCATGTGTGGTGCTGGTGTTTAATTGTAACCCGTTAATCGATTCACTACTTGATGTTGGTGTGATTTGCGCCCAAACGGTTGCGTATGTTGTCCATGACCTGTCAGGCTTACCGTAAATGTCGATGTAATCGGTGTAGGATTGTAAGTCGATCCTATGCCTTAGGTCGCCTATTTTCATCCGTAGGCTCCCCACATGTATTTGGATGCTACGGATTGGTAGGCCATTGGAACTTCATTGCCACCAGTTGGACCAACAGCTTGGCGGTTTTCGTACCAATGGGCTGTCAACAATCGGATTGCGGCATTGATGGATTCAGGGATCGTAGTGGTTTCAGCCACATAGGTAATCGTTACTGCACCAGGGTAATTATCTGGTGTGGGAAGATTGGCGGTATCCTTAAATGCGATTAGTGGTTTGGTTTCTGTTTGTCCTGAAATGGTAATGTAATCGCTTGCCGATATGGTCGAAACGCCAGCCAATGTTCTGACGGTTACCGATGTGACAGAAGTAACCGGACCTTTTTCCAGGAATATCACGCGGGAATCTGGCAGGGAATCCAACCGTTGAACAATGGACCTCGAGGATAAAACGCGCCTGGTGGATTGCTCAAAATGATCAATTGCACCAGCCAGAAGGGATGTTATAAGCGCATCCTCTGTGGTGCTGTCTACGCGCAAATGCAATTTGACATCAGCCAATGTGGGCAATGCCATTAGCGGGTTTCCTTTGCCCTGGTTTTAGGCTTAGGGGCTTCTGGTGTTTCTGGTGTGGCATTGCTTGCCACAGGGACAAAGATCCCCGCCTCGACCATCCTAGGGCCTTCAATTGGGCACCATTCAACTTGGTCACCAGGACGCAAACAAATTTCCTCACCCGTCAAGGGATTGGTACCAACCAATGATTGCTGCACCTGGTATTTCATTTCACACCTCATTCAAAATAAATCAAAAATAGGATACCCAATTTTTAGGCTGGGTATCCTTGGATTCAATCTTAAGCCTGGGTAAGCTTCTTGATTGCGGCGCTTTGTACCACTTTGGAATCGAACCGTTCAACTGCAAGGAAGCTTGCTGCGTTGCTGGTGAAGAGGAAATCATCCGAACGACGAATGACAATTGGTCCTGCATCCCTGATGTAGAATTTGCTGAAGTCACCAAACAAACCAGTAATCAAACCAGTTGTAATGGCGCTGTTCATGTTGTTATTAACAATGACAGGATACCCAAACAATCTGGGCTGCACACCTTCCGTGTAACCCAAATTCCTTTGGATAAGATTCAAGCCGGTTGAATCCTGCAATTTAAGCAGATAGGTCCAAACGGACTGGTGAAACATAAATGAAGCCGTTGGCTGATAAGCAGCATCAAGGCTGTTTACCAAATCATAGATTTCATTGATGGTAATTGCTGTGGCGCTGGCAGTCGTCTTGCCTGCGGATGCCCCAACAGTCACGCCCTGTGGTTGGCTGGAACCGGTTCCAGTTGCAAAGGCCGCGGCTTCAGATCGGCCAAGCCTTTCGCCCAGAAGCTCACCAACAATTGCGCCCAAATCAAGGCCGGTGTCTTGGAGCAATTCCAGGGAACAATTGACCACAGATTTGTAGGAATACGCGCCAAAGGTAACTTGCCCAAGCGTGAAGTCAGTTGCGCTGGTGGCGGTGTTTTCTGCTACCAAAGCACCTGTATTGCTGGTGTCATCGACCGTTGGCATTGGCATTGAATTGCCGCTATCGGTGCGGATAACACGAGCCACACCACGCAGCGGATTGAATGCAAGGCGCTTTTTCTCGAGCTCTGCAAGGAACCCTTGAGGAATCATGTAACCACCAGCAGAACCGCTGGTGGATTGTGCGCGTTGTTCTTCAGTCGGATTTGGATTGACAAAAATAGGACCATCAAGGTTTAGTCCGCTGCGATGTGCCGCGGCGCGTTGTTCGTTGGTTGCTTCCTTGCCCAGACACCAGCCACGGAAAGCCATGGCGGAATCGCGGATGGATTGGCGGTCGTTAAAATCGCGGACAAATCCAGGAGCAGGATTTACCTTGCGGGTTTGAATCCGTTTGTTGTATTCGCTGCGCAGGTTGCCAGTTGGCCTGGAGCTCATGTCCATTGCCGGTTCCAATTCCGCGGGAACCATTTCGGATTCCATCGCAGCAATGCGCGCATCCAATTCATCTACGCGAGCGATGAGTTCATCGAATTTTGCCACCTCTTCAGGTGTCATTTCCCGCTTTTCCGGACCATCGGTGACGGCCAGAATTTTAGCGGATTCATCCATAACCTGGGCGCGTTGTGCCCGCAGTTCAGCAATCATCATAATTAACTCCGTGGCGGGTTGCGCCGTTTGAGAAAGGACAGAAGACAGCGTTTGCGCCTGGTGTCCAATGTGGACTGCCAAGCGGTGAGCGAGCGCAAAGCGGCAGATGTGCCACTAGGATAAGCCGGATCCCCAACAATGGAAATCTCCCGCAAATCCACATCATGCAAAGTTCTGATTCTTATTTTGGTTTCTGGATCCATGGACCATTTGTCAGACCTGGTAAAGAATCCAAATGAACAGCTTGTTACATCACCTCTTGCCATCAATTCCACCAGATCATTTGCGTAACTGGTGTTGGGCAATGTCAGATCAAATTCCAAACCGCGATCATTTGAGGATAGTTTTAATGTTCCAGCGGAAATCCTGCCCAGAATTTTAGCGGAGTCATGATTGTATAGGGCTCGGATGTCATTCTCACCAATGCTTTTGATGAATGCCGTTGGTGCTATTTTCTCCTTGAATCCTCCGAGGTCGCCGGAAAGGGTTTCATATGCTGCCGCAATGCCAACAATACGCCGCCCGGAAGGATTTACTTCCAGGTTTCGTAGTTCAATATTGCGTATTTCAGTCACTTTTTTAACCCTTTAATTTGGCTGGTTTGTTGGCTGTATTGGTTCAATTGGGTTAATTGTTATGTTATCGAAAATACTATTCAAAATTGTTTTGTCAAGTGCTGGGAATGCCGCTTCTGCAAGGGCTTTGGCTGTCAATTTACTAACCAAACCTTGTCCAACCTGGAGCACAATTTCCAGTAGGCTTGCCACCTGCGCCCCGTTCAAGGCCTCCGCGGGAGCAGCCACCTGGTCAGTTTGTTCCTGTGCTGGTTGCGGTTCTGGTGTTGTGGTTTCGATAGGATCCGCAGGCAATGGTGCCGCTGGTGCAACTGGTGTGGTTGGCGTAATGACACCCAATGTTGGAGATGTAATTGGTGCCGATGTTGCGCCCGTTGCCTGCCCAATGGAAGCCATGTTAAGTGGCTGCATATAGGTGTCGCCACCTTCAATGGCAGGAAGGTTTTCCAACTTTCTAATGTCGTTAACGGAGAACCAGCCCCAATTGCGAGCAATGGCGTAGGAATTGTATCGGGCTGCAATATTGCCACGAAGCAAACCCTCCACTTGATGTTCGCAAAAATACTGCTTATTTGGAAATAGTTTTTTATTGTTTTCCTGTTCGATCCTTACCAGCCATGGGCGAATGGTATTAACCACATAATCAATTGCGTCATCTTCAGGATTAGTAAATGCGGTTGCTCCGGAAACCCGTAGCCGATTCAATGAAATGTTGAGCCACCTTGCCACCTCTTCAATTGTAAATTTTCTTGACTCGAGGAATTGCGCATCATCATTGTTAATTGAGTATGCACTAACATCCATTCCTTCCTCGAGAATGGCAACTTTGGCGGTGTTCTCAACTCCCTGGTGAATTCGTTCCCAACCTTCCCGCAGTCGCTTTACTGCTTCCTCGCCCAATCGGCCAGGGTGCTTAATCACGACACCAGGACGGGAACCATTGCCAAAGAATTTCCCTGCGTGCCTGTCGTAAACAATGCCAAGCCCTAAAGATTCCCTTGCCATCTGCAAAACAGATTTGCCCCAAAATCCGTCAAATGCCAAGCCCCTATAGTGGAGGATGTCCCGCGGGTCCATGTCCACTTGAGCGCCGCTAATGGGCTGAATGCGATAGAATAAATTGCCTTCTTGATCCCGCCAAGCGTTCACAGAATCGTAAGCCAAAGGCCAAATTGCTACGGGATAATCCCTAGTCTCTGCGTCATTCCATTCAATTTCTGCAAATGAATTGCCATGCAACATGGATTGGGCTTGAAGCCCTGCACGAACAACAGATGCTGTGGATTCATAGTTTGGGCTGTCGTGCAATAGATCAAATGCTGGATGACTTAATGCCAGCTTCCGGCCATCATCTTCTGTGCGCTGATAAACATTCAATGGTAGGGTGCCGATTGTTTCTGAAACAATCCTGATACCATCAAAAAATGCTGCGACTGTAAGGGCTGATGTTTCATTTACGGAAACATTTGCACCGGAATAACCACTTAATACCGTGTAACCAATAGGCTGATTCTTGATCAACGGCACTTGACCTGCGCGGTTTTCGTTATCTGCCGTTGATATCCAGTTCATTTATTTCCCCTGTTTGTACGAATATTATACTACAGGGGATGTTTTACAATACTCTAGAGCATTAAAAATTCTCTTGATTGGTAGATGGATGAACCATCTAGCCCAGTCGCTTCCGCTTTCCTAGCTCTCGCAAATGCCATAATTGATGATACCGCACAATCTATTCTTTCGACTGATTTGCTTTTGGATGGCTTGCAATTCCCTGCCGCATCCCGTTCAATTACCACATTATCAATGCACCATCTGAGCACCGCATTGCCATCATGGCTGATTTGCTTCTGTAATACTGCTGCTTCAAAATCTTTGGTTGGTGGTGACATGCTGCGGAATCCCTGCCTGAATTCCGTAATGGTGTAACCTTGATTCTCCAATTTTTGCATAAGAAATTCCGCGTTCCATGGATCGACTGCAATTTCCCTAATTTTGAATTCTGCCGCAATTTCCGCAATTCTTTTTAGGATAATTTCATAATCGACAATTTCCCCTGGTATCACCTCGAGGGAACCGGCTCTGACAAACTGGTCATACCTAATGCGGTTTGTGTCGTTTCTTTTTCCCACCATGGCGGATGTGGTCCAGGCGAAAGCCTTGAGATGGATTGCATTTGGTAAAGGGAATGCCAAGGTAAACGATGTCAGATCTTCCCTCGAGGAAAGATCCAAGGCCGCGTAGCAAGGTATTTCCTCAAGGTTAGTTGGGTGTGTTTCGCAACTGTTCCAGGCTTCCGAGCTGATCCAACGGGCCGCGGATTCAACCCATTGGTTCAAGTGGAATTGCCGGAAAGACTGCTCACGCGCTGGATTGTTCTGGGCTTCGTGGCAGGTGTCCCGCAGATATTCCAAGGTAACGGATTTGCCTAACCCTGGATTTGCCATTCTCCAAGATGATTCACTACGCCAGTCTAATTCTGGTGCTGCTTCATAAATGATTGGTAGGAATGTTGGATCCACCAATACACCTTCCCTAACCTGTTTCGCATAGTGATACAATTCATAACACAAAGAACCGCGATCATGCCCACTTGTGCTTATCATGAATGCTAATGGTTCTGTTCTCGCTCCCATGGATGTTATTAGGGATTCATAAAGATCCCTGCTTTTTTGTGTCAACAATTCGTCGAATATTAAAGTGCTTATGTTATGTCCTAAATTGCCTGCTGCATCAGCCGCAATTACCTTATAAACTGCACCTCTATTGGCCTCAATATGTCGCCTGTAAACCTTGCATTTCTTTGACAGCACAGGAGAATGAAGCACCATTTGTTTTGCAATATCAAATGCCAAAGCCGCCTGGTCAGAATCGCAGGCCGCGGAAAGGATTTCCGCACCTGGTTCCTGATCCATGAACAACATGAACAGCGCCACGGCTGCTGCTAATGTGGTCTTGCCATTCTTCCTTCCAAGCATCACCAATGCTTTTCTGTATTGCCTTCGTCCATTCTTAAGCTTTGTGTTAAATAGTGGTTTGATAATGTCATTTATTTGCCACTTATCAAGGGTTAATGGTTTTCCTCCTAGTGGCCCTTTGGTGTGTGTCAAAAATGTGGCACAGAATTCCTCAAACTTTTTTGATGGCAGCATTAAATTTCCTACGGCATCAACTTCAATAATTTGGCGGACATGGAATTATTAGCCACAATTTCCTGTTGCATATCTTCTCCAGTTAATCGGGATGCGCTACGGCTCCGCGGTGTTAGGCAAAGCTGCCCCAATGTGGTTGCAAGGTCCGATTCTGCTTGCCGAACTTCCGCCAGGATTGGATGAACCATATTGACGGATGATGTGGTAAAGCCGCGGGATTTCCCTTGCGTTTTCAGATAGAAACAAACCGCCCAGGATTCACCAGCAATCACGGCTTTCTGTAATGAACTTACCGCATTGTCCAGCATGGTTTCCCGAACTGTTTCCAGGCATTGATTCAATTCAGGATGCTTTTTTACAAAGCGAAAAATGGTAGTTCTGTCCACGCCAAGCATGCGAGCGGCAGCAGCCATGTTGCCGAAACATTTCTTTAAAGATTCATCCACTACAGAAATTGTTAAAGGTGCTCTAGCTCCCATGGCTGCACCCTTTAAGTGTATGGAGCGTTGGGATTGGATTTGCACCATCCCTTGTGCCATGGATTGGCACCGTGCCGCTATCAGCACTTCCAACGCGTTTTGGGTAAGGTTGCTTCAATGGCTGAATTTTTTTTCTCATGTCATCATCCAATGGCATCAGATATTTATGCTTGAATCCTGAACTTTCCCTTCTTGCATTTGGATCCACATTTTCCCTAAGCCATGGAATTGATGCGCCACCTTTTCCGTGCCTTTTCCTAACTGTCATCGGGTGTGTCTTTTTTCCATTTATATAATAAACATGGGTTTCTGTCCCGCCAACATAAATCCAGTTTGTCGCCTGATAAATTCCGCCATGATGTCCCTGGCTTGAATCGGCAAAGGAAACAACTAAACGCAAACCCTTTGCATGACTTTTTAATTTTTTTAAAATTATTGCCATTATTCTACTTACAGGTGTTTTGTGGTTTGTAAGTGCAATTCTTGTTAATTCACAAACTTGAGTTTGATTTAATCCATACGCTGTCCCAAGCCATGGGCAAGCACCAGATCCAAACAAAACAACCCCAATAAATTTTCCCGATTCCCAAACCCCAAATCGAACAACTTTGCTTTTGGGTGTGCATTTACTGTAATGCCATTTTTCGCAAGCATATTTTGCTGCTTCTGGTGTAGCCCAATCAATTCGCAATTCACTTGACGAATTCATGCCCACACTCCGGACATTCTATTTTTTCTTTTTCATCAAGGATGCTTTGATCTTCAGCCGTCGCTTTTTCAAAGTTTGGCGGAATGATTCCAGCCTCTTGTGCCATGTCCGCAAACATTTGGGACAATGCCTGGCTGCCTGTATTTACCTCACGCAACAAGGAATCCAATGCCAGGGCATCGGTTCCAGCCATGGCAGATAATGGATCCAGGGACAAAAGCAATTTGTCCGCTTCGGATTCTGTGATGTCCAGGACCAAAACCGGAACCTCAAGGTCTGGTGTGGACTCGGCACGTAAATGGCCATCGACCAACATTAGACTGCCGTCAGGGAGTTCCCTAGCCAACAAGGCATCAGCATAACCCACTTCCGCCAGAATGCCTTTCAGGGCATCCTGTTGGGACTGTGGATGGGTCCGCCAATTCTTTGGATTGGGCATCAGTTCTGATGCCTTAATCATGCGTAATTCTTTGATCCTATTTCTGATTTTCATTCTTAACCCGTTGATTCTGTTGCGCCCATTATGAGCTGATCTGCTGACATTACAATATCAAGTTTTTTATAAAGCAATTGTAGTCGTGCCAATCTTTTAGCCGCAATGCAAACCGTCTCTAGGTCCGAGCCCCTCGAGGTTCCAATCCGGGTCAAGGCAGTGCGTAACCTGGAATATGCTTCCCTTTCTAGGTCCGATGTCAGCATTGGCGGCGGTGATATCGGTAATGCGCTTCCATCATCCCGTTGCCGCGGTTTTCTTCCACGAGACATACCGTTTTCCCTCAAAAAAAGTTCAGAATTGGTGCTCAAAAACATGGAATGGGTCTGGGTCGGTCAGATGGCAAAAATAAATGATCCCCCAGACCCCCATCCCCGCAAAATCGGCAAACTCAACCCAACTTTCCCAAATTAACATTCCTCCAAATCCTGCATTTCCGATACATCTTCCACAATGTTTGTGCGTCTTTGTAATGCAATTATATATTTCCTTTTTTCTTGCTCGGTTTCCTTTCGTGGTCGTTTGGGAGTCATACCAGCCCTTTCATTTTGAAGTTCGTCATATTGTTCGGGACAAATAATGGTGAAAATCTTTGCCCAATCATCTAACGGCATTGGCACTTTCAACATGGCTTTTTCCAATCGCTTCAGGATTGTGATGATTGGTATGCCTCTTTTTAAATCATCCATGAAAGCACCGTATCAATAGGCTTATTGCCTCTCCTGTTTGAATCTGCTGTGGTGTCACGCGTAAAAGCCTCCAACCTTTAATTGCCAGTTCATTGTATTTTTCCATGTCCGCAATAAACCCTTTTGGCCTGGTATGTCTTCCGCGGATCCAAATACCACCCTCAATTTCCAATGCTATTTTTTCTTCAGGCCAACCGTAATCTAAGCGCCATTTTCTCGGCGGTGCAAATTGGAATTCTGGAATTGGCTCTGGAATGGATCCACATAGTTTTATGTATTCAATTAGTGGTATCTTTGCCTTCATTGGCCACCTTGAATTGCTTGGATCATCTGTGGGATATCCTCCACCATTTCCGCCATGGCAATAGTTTGACGGCACCATTCATCTAACGGAATGGCTCCCAATCTGGAACGAACATAGGTAAAATTTAAGCCACTTCCTGATCGCATCAAATCGACAATTGCGGATTGGTACAAATCCCTTTCAGCTTTGATTCTTTGTAGTTCGTTCATTCGTCACCCTTCCTTTTGATGTTGACGGAATAGGAATCAATTCGGAACTTATTATGACCAGCTACTGCGGTTCTCTGCTTTTGGATTTCGTCCCATTGCCGCATTTCTGATCGCCATGTTGGGTGCTGCAATTCATATTCACTTAACCTGGTGCCCCTTAAATTACGATGCTCACCGATTCGGCACATGTGGCAGATAACAGCCATGGTATATCCCTCATGTGGCGGAAGGTTCCTGGTCCATTTCCCATCCTTCCAGCTGTTGTGGTGTGGTACGACGATGTGACCGGTGTTCCCGCAACAAATGCAAATACCCCTAGTGTCGTTGAGAGCCTCAACCTTTTTCGCCAAAGATTGAACCCGCAATTCTCGCAGCTCTTCAGACATCGCTGTGAAATGCTCGCTGACAAAGTTGGGCGGCTTCTTCCTTCTGCTAACCGCGGTAACGGCTGACACCAGATCTGCTGCGGTATAACCCTCGAGGGTCCAGAGACGGTGCCAGATGCGATAAGTTTCCGTCCAATCCGCGGACCTGTGGCCAAATATTGCCGCGTGCTGTTGTGCCCAGTTCATTTTGCCACCTCCAATTCAAGATTGGCCAATCTTTCCAGAAATGGCGCAGAACCGCCGATCTTTTCAAATCCGACCTCTGACCCAATTTGGGAGAGATCGTGGCTTGGCGGTGCCTTTACGGGCCGGGAAACGGTGCGCAGAAGCCAGGAGGTGATGAACCTTGGCATTCCTTTGGCCGTTTTTCGCTTTTTTGGGTTTGCCTCAAGCCATGCCACCGCACCCAGGATTTGAGCCCGAACCTCGAGGCCTGGAAAACTCCTGGTCCAATCCTCGAGCATCGGTTGGGAAATCGTCCAGGTGGATCCATCTGCCAGCGGTGCTTTCAAGATTTCCCCTTCCGGACGCGGCAGGCCCGTGGCCTCTGGTCCGGGCAAATGTATTTCTTCTTTGGTAAGGTAAGGTAAGGTAAGGAAAGGTAAGGTAGTTGCCACACTAGTAGTGGACTCAGTTGGTGACTCAGTAGAAGACTTAGTTGGGGACTTAGTATCCGACTTAGTTGGGTACTTAGTTGGGGACTTAGTACCGCACTTAGTACCACACACATTTTTTTCTCTGGCAATCTTGTTTGCTGCAACACCCTTAACCCATGATGGACAATGGTCAAGCCAATCATGAACCCAAAGGGATCCATCCTGGTGACGGTCAATCCAACCAGATTCAATCAAAGCCCCAATCAATTCTGCGGCGGCATTCTCCCATTCCAATACCGCGGCAATGTCATCATCGGTGTATCGTCCAATTCCACCATCTGGCGTATTATGTGCCGTAAAATGCCAAAGGCATTCCAGCAATCCAACTGCCTGATACTGAGTCAATCCTAATGCCCTTTTTAATCGCATTAACTTAACACTTGTCATTGCTCCAGATTTCATTTCTGGTGTCTCCATTTACCATTTTAAATGTGAATCATCTTCAACCTTTTGTTCCTGTTGGTCCAACATGGTGTTGATTAGATTTGCAGCCAGATCCAATCCAGCCTGGTAGCCGCGTTGGAATGGTCCGGATCCTGGAACCCTCCTTGCTGTGGAAATCCTTTGGAGGATCATCCGAGCAAGCATCGCATCATTAAACCTATCATTCATATTTCATCACCTTTTTCAGTTGCTCAAGGTCTTCACCCAGGTTGCCAATCTGCACCTGTCGTAACCGTGGAGGTAATGTGTCGTCGTTAATCGTGTCATACAACGCGGTGACTCTGGCAAGCATATTGCCAAGGATCTGTTGTGCCGCGCTGATGTTTGGTCCTGCCTGGTCATTCATTTGCCTTGCTCCTGTTGATGGTTTGTTGGTCCGCTTTTATATTCTCTCCGCTTTGGTTTGATCTTTTCCAAATCATCATTTACCAATTCCCAAAGCTCCAAATTGGCTTCATTGCATTGGCTGGAATATCCTTCCGAAAAATGCTTTTTTTTGTGCTCCTTAATCGCATCCTGAAGCCGTTTGCATTGTTCCCATGTTTTCCGTAGTTGGGCAAACAATGAACCATTTGCGTTGTTTGCGCCCAGAAATCTACGGATAATTTGTTTAACAAATGGATCTGTACAGGTTTCTTTGTATGCAATAATTTCTTTGTATCTTATCGCATCCTTCATTAGTCCTGCACCTAGTATTTTATCTTCATTCATTTTCCATTTCCTTTCTTAATTCTTCATATGCTTGAATGACACGAAACAAAGCGCACTTAATATGCCATCTGTGGCATTGATCCGAATGAGTTGATTCCTTTCCATCCGTCAAATGGATTTGAACCAAATCATCAATTGCATCCCTGGTCATTATTTCTTTCCACATGTTTTCCCCTATGTAAAAAGAACCTGCCCACCATATTTCAGATGGACAGGTTGCCCCAATTATTCCAGCCTTGGTTGGAGCTCACCGTTTACGACCGCGGCATGTTTGCCCACTAAGCCACGGTTGCTGGAAGTGATTTGGTTAATCCTCATTAGGTTTTTTCAAACCTTTTTTTATTGCGTCTTCAATTCTGCGCATTCTTTGTTCCATGCTTTGTTGTTGGGTAACAATTGCATCTAGCACCATCAATTGCCCTTGATGTGCCTGGCGTTGGTTTTCGTCCATTTCTTCCCAACGCACATGCTTGAGAATGGCAAGCCCTTTGGTTAATTGCCGATTGGATTTCCTGCGGCGCTCTGTGGCCAATCTGCCATGCTGGTTGGCTTCTGCGATTTGGTAACCAATATTCTTTACAGCCTGCAAAGCCCTAGAGGTTTCTTTGGATAATCGCAATAATGCTTTACTTGCGATCTTTTGAATTGCCTGCCGATCAAATGTCCTATTGGTTCCAGCTTCCAATTCTTTCGCCAATTGATCATAGGTAAAAATATCACATGGATTTGAGCGTTTTACCAAATCAATAATAACATCAGAATCGGATCTGCCATCAAATCGGGATCCATTCATAATTGTAAATTTCACAGCATTACCACCTTTCCTGTAAAGCGACCATAGCCGTTGATTCGATTATCCCCAATCCCTTCTACCTGCCCAGCCAGTTCAACAATCCGGATCAATTCATCAAAATTCAATCCGGCATCCTCAACAAATAAGCCTTCAATCGACATTGCCCAAGAAGAAAATTGGGGACGAACCCGCATAACCCGCTTGCCATTGACACCTACGGAAAGCCTGGAAACAAACCTGCCAGATTCCCAAATCTCGTCAATGTTTTTTGGTCCCTGATAGATCAATGGAACATAGACTTCGCGGAATGAAAGCGCCCTTTCTACTGCCTTTCCAAGCTTGTTGATTCTTGCTGTATTAACAATGCACTTGCGCGCCTTGGCAGTTGGTTGCACAACAATTCCATCTTGTTGGTAAAGCCCACCATACCATTCCAGGCGAGCAATGTTTTTCAGATCTTCATCTGTTTTCTTGCGCTTGGATGTCAGGGTTTTAATCTCCCTGTTTATTTCAAACTCCGGATCCACCATTTGTGGATTGTGCATCAGAAGTGGACTGGTTCCCTGCAAATCAATTCTAATGTTCATGGATCATTCCTTGCGTTAGGTTTCAAAACTCCCCAAAGTGGGGATCTGATAAGCCGGGATTCGAACCCGGTTAAGCCCCATCCGGCCTTATCACCCTGCCATGCCGTGCCTCGCCGCGCCGTGCCATGCCTGCCAAACCCTGCCTTACCTCACCCAGCCCTGCCGTGCCGTGCCATGCCTGCCAGACCATGCCTTACCTCGCCCAGCCTTGCCGCGCCGTGCCATGCCTGCCAGACCATGCCAGACCTCGCCCAGCCTTGCCGCGCCGTGCCATGCCTGCCAAACCCTGCCTTACCTCACCCAGCCCTGCCGTGCCGTGCCATGCCTGCCAGACCATGCCAGACCTCGCCCAGCCTTGCCGCGCCGTGCCA